CTCGCAACGACAATATGCTTGATCTTAGTGATGTAATGAGCATTTCTTATTGCGTTTCCAATGTGCATCATTGTCTCCTAAGCTATTCTCCAGGCACGAATAGACAGATCTTTTTTCGACTTAGAAAGTTTTCTAGTTGTAAATTTCATGTTTAATTTTCTTGCTACGTTTAAAACAGCAGTTCGTTGAGCCTCGCCTTCAACAACACAAGACTCGCCTACCTCCATTGTTTTTAATGTTTTGAGAGCAACATAGTAAAACGGGCGTGAAGATGGAACAGCCACTGTCTTGTCAGGTATAGGCAGCTTGCTTTCAATTCTTAATGTCTCCGCATCATTCAACATATCTTGCTCAATTCTACGCTGTTCTTGCCTAGACTGTGACATTAACTCAGCATGTGTTTCGGAAGTCATCCTGACCTTTGGCTCAAGAAACTCCATGCTTAGAGTAAGGCATTCGATCACAATATCTGTAGCAGTTTTCCCAAGTTTAATTTTGTGCATTTGAACCGCGCTGTACAGCTCTTCAGGAATGTATACAGCAATCTGTCTGCGATCAATTTTTGCAACGGGTTGATGGCTTGTCGGGCTTACTTCTTTCTTGTGTGAATTAAAAAATAACATATCATCCTCCAAGGATAAGGGGGGCTTGCGCCCCCGCTAAATTAAAAGGGTATATCTTCTGAAGCAACCTCCACCTTGGGCGCAGGTGCAGACTGAACATCCTTCGGCTTGACCGACAGGCTCATATACTTCTTACCGTTCTTAGATTCCTTGAGCCACGAGTTCAGCCAGTATTCCTGACCGGCTACATTGATCGTGCCATTGTAGTCAGCGTGCGTCTCAGCCTCTTTGCGCTCGTTCTTGAACAGTGCGCCACGGTTTGTATCATCGTAATCACTCATCACATTCTCCTACTGAAAGTATTGGTTAACATCTTGTTTGATTCTTAATGCTGCATTGGTTACATGTTCTGCCAATGCTGCTATGTACTCCTCATCGCGTTCAACACGAATGATCAGAGGTTTCATGGTCTGGTGATAGGACATGAAGTCCCACCACTGACGGCCTGTGACCCACAAGCACCCCATGATCTGCTGCAAGTGTTTAGAAGGTACTACTCCTGCCTTCACCCACTCAACATGCGTAGCAGGGGCAGGGCATTTGATTTCCAAACCACCATCCTCCCCCACTAATCCGTCTGGCGAACAACCTGCGTTCACAGTGTCGTGCAGACAGAACCCTAGCTCCTGAACAGTATTCCCTGTCAGGGCTTCGTACAATTCACGCGCATCTGGCTCTAGCTCAGTGCCGCGCTTCATGTGTTCGTTGACGTAGACCAGTGTAGTCTCGCCTGTTAGCTCTTCAGCGACTAGCTGATTGATGTAAGCCTCTACCTGTGTGGACTTACCCCCTTTGCCAGTAACTATCTTAGAAAACTGTGAGGCAGACGGGACACCTAATCTAGCTGACAGCCACTCATCACTTCCCTGTTCGCAATCTATTATTCTCATGCGTCCTCCACAACTTGTTAGTTAGGTCTATTAGATCCTTGCAAGGCTTGCAGAACGGGTAGTAATTTGGCTCTACCCATTGACTGCAAGTCCCGCATCGTAAATCCCTTCTCATTAAAAGAAATCCGGCGCAGACTGTTTCGCTGCGGGATGTGATGGGTGCTTAGGCTTAGCAGATGCAGCATTACCATCGTCATCCTCGGACGGAGTTCCCGCAATGGCTTGCAAACTATAGCGCCTTGCATAAGAAAGGCATGAGCCGACAGATTGGGCATCCATCTTCGCGAGAGGGATAAAGAACGATTGCTCTAGCCACTCGCCAGAGGAGTGCATCAGCCTAGTAGCCAGACCTACAGAACCTTCACCACTTACAGGGAACTGCACATAGCTTAACCCATGTGCGGCGAACGGAGCTTTGACGGCCTCGATGACATCACCAAGTGATGCGTACTTAGATTTGAAGAATGGATTTGATGAGCCTTTGACTGCTGCCCCCATCTCACCCTGTGCCGCAGCCATCGCGGCTGCTAGGTTTGCTATTGATTCAGATTGTTTCATGATATCCCCCTAGAAATATGCTTGTTCGTGTTGGTCATCGCGAATGCTGTGCATGACCTGCTCAGTAGTCGCATACTCGTGGCCGTACACAGCTAATGCAGTCTCAGCTATGCCGATCTCGCGAGTGGCAACATCCGTAATGAAGGATAGAACAGCCTCGCGCATCTCACCTCTGAAGATGACAGAGTAAGTAAGCGTGTCAGCTTTGTTCGTAATTAACTTATGGATGCAGCCGCGCAGGACTTCAGGGTCGGCATGGTAGAGCATGATGTCACACAGATACTCGTTGGCATCTGCGTCATGCAGTACAGAGAAGATCATCTTGTCGATGTCATCTTGGGGTACTACGTCCCAATCTATGTCACCGTCAATAAGATATTGTGTTGCGGTTGTTTCTTGGGCGAGCCACTCTTTAATGTATTTCATATCATCCTCCTCAGAATGTGTAATCATCGTAATCTATATTAAATGTCCTTGTCAACAATTGTGTTGAAATAAAACCTGCGAGGCCGATCCTCCTGCTCGGTTAGCTGTAAGCTGTTGTCGTGAAAGTAAAAATTGTATGTGCCTTCCCATCCACCAGAGTGCCTTTGCTTGGCTACGATGAGTTTCTGGTCTTTATGTTTGGATAAAAACTCTTGCTGCTTCTCATCTAGTTCGGTCATCTTGGCTAATTCCTTTAGCTGTTTTCGTTTCGCGTTACTACAGGTTAGCAAGACATTATCTGCCATGTCGGTCAGCGTCCCTGCTCCGCGAATGGAATACTTGTCGGGTATCCAATTGTCGTCAGCTTGTGGGGGCTTTCTGATATGAGCCACTAGTATGATGCCGACATCTAGAGTCTTGGCGCAGTGCTGTAGCTTGTTAACGAACTCTGTCTCGGCGACATAATCCTGAAAGCCAGTGCCGCATTTCGCGAGGGAATCAACGAAGACATATCGGCAGCCCAATTCCTTCACGCAATAATGAATAATGGACAACACTCTCTCAGGCTTTACCGTGTCTAGTTGATCGAATATGACTAGGTTCTTATCAACGAACGCCGAGAACTCCTGAATAAACGACTCGGCAGGTGTACCATCCTGCGTCCCTGCGGCTTGCATTAACATCCGGTACAGGGATTCGCTCGGCTTCATTTCAAGAGACGCGAGGCAGACCTTAGATTCTTTGAGTAGGCTTAAGATTATCTCTCCGCAAATTAGGGATTTCTTGGAGGCATTAGCGCCACCGAATATGGTTAGTTCTCCCTGCCTTAAACGAAAAGTGTCATGCGTCTTAGGCCACGGTAGCTGAGCACCCCATATCTTTTGGCCTTTGGATCGTTCGACTACCTCATCGTGCCACCTGCCAGCCGAGTGGAGTTGAGATGCCTCCATCATGCCAGTAAGTTCAAGGTATTGTTCTAGCTCTAAACCCTGCGGCAGCTTCATAGCTCAACCCCCCATGATGCTTCGCGAGTAGGGGTCTGCTCTTGTCTACGTTTCTCCCATGTAACAACACAGGCTTTCCATGATTTCATTCTGTCTTTGCCGATCTTCCACCCGCGCGCCTCGTAGAACGCGATGAACATTTCAGGGTCAATTCCGTTGCTGCGCGAGTCACAATACGCCCTCACTTCATCTACTGTCGGCGGTATAGATTGTTCTTTGTTACTTGTTACTTGTATAGTTGTTGACGTTTGCTTGGCAGTTGTTTGACTCTTGCTTGACGGTTGCTTGCCCGTATCTTGGTACTGACTGTAGTTAGTTATTGAAATGATTGAAAATTTATTGGTGATTTGCTTGTCAATCATGTCATCGTTTTCAAACCAATTTAGGTACTTTCTCAAACGCCGTATTGATATGTTTAATCTGGCACTCGCGGCATTCAAGCCGAAGACCAGTTGACCCCGCTTTATGTTGAGCATTTGCCCGTTAAACGCTGTCGCTTTATCCGTTAAGGACGCAGCCATCAGTAGATACAGCCATAGTTTTAAAGCTTCGGGTTCTTGCCACAGGAAATTGTCCTGTATCGCCCTATCTAATCTAATCCATCCGTTCATTTTATCCCCCTCGCACTGTTAACTATCCGCTGCGCCTCATAAATATCTGATTTATCCTTCTCAGTAAATGCCACGCCCTCGCGAGACCATACTGGTACTAATTCTAGAAGCCACTCGGCAGACTTCACCTCCTCGCGTGTATGCTTACTTACCCTTGGGGTATAGGGAGACCCATCGTTAGGGTAGATATCCCGCCACGCAAGCCCTACGGCCTTTAGAATGGACTCTGCGCTACAGTCCTGCGCAAAGCAATGAAGCAGCACCCGATCGTCTGCCTCGCGGTATAAAATACTAAGTGAGTGAGACTTGTCATCATGCGCAGGGCATAAGGCCATTGCCTTGTTACCCTTGCGCCTTAACTGGCTCATTTTACTGCAAATTAGTTCGTAATCCGCCATGATTTCCCCCTTGCGTTACAGGGAGAGAGCGGATAACCTGCCTGTGATCGCAATGCATCCTCCTCCCCCCTTGTGTGGTGATCAGTCCCCCTTCGGGGGGACACTTAATTACAGTCTACCGTTAACCCCTTATAATTCGGCCATCCATAGGCCATATCGGTTTCAATCCCTAAGCATACCATCTCGGCATATAGGTTAGACTCGCGCCGCTCTTGCTTAAGCATACTCGGCTCAGTTAACACGCCGAGGGTGTAGAATCCTATCAGGCCGCAGCCGATAGCGAAACACTTCAGCAATTTATTTTCTTTCTCGATTGATCTATTCGCTCTCATTCCATTACCTCCTTGGCTTGCTCTTTTGCCCGTGCTATTTCGCTCGGCGTACACATGTCTGCTATTTCGTGCGCGAGTTTCAGCGCATCCCCTAGCCTATGTTCTGGTGCTGTCACGCATAGGACTAGCGCTTTTGTGAGTGCTGTTTCGTGCGTCATGTTATTCCCCTTTAAAGTATCGGTTGTTGGTTTAGTCGCACGATCACGCTGTCGGGATCTAATGACCATCGCTTGGCTAATTCCATTTTGACGCTAGCTAGTTCTGGAGTTGAGGGTTGATAGGACTTTATCCCTGTAAACTCGCACAATTTCGCCCACGTTATAACTTTAGACTTGCCATTCTCTACTATTTGAAAATCGATCATGATTAACCCCTTGCTATAATATTAGCGTTATTGGTGCGCGTTCCGTGAGCAGGGAATGCCACCACCGAATCGCGATTACTTACCGAACAAAGCTTACAAGTCGCGCATGTCACTTCGTCTTTATAGGTCGCAGGGCAAGTAATAAACTTAACCCCTTGAATCGTGCGGGTATCGTTCCCGTGATCACTTGGGACGACCGCTGCGATAGGCAGATTGTGACGTTTTAACTTGATCGCGTGGTCTATAGTGTTAGCGGACAAGTTAACCGTAAACCCCTTACGATTAGCGGATCGAATCGCTTTTATGTTGTGGGCATTGTCGCGGTAATGCGTATAGGTGAAACCGCGCTTGCCAGTGTTAGCGGTAGCTAGTAGATCTAGGGCGTGAGAGTCTATGTTCTCACTATCCTTAGCATCGGGCATTAGATCGCCCGCTACATTATGTCGCCATAGCGTTTTAGTTTTAAGCTTGCCGATATTGTCTAGTAAATCGGCGTATTTAGCGCCACGCTCTCCGTTAGATACCTTATCCCAATTAAGGCGCGTGTAGTATCCGGCTTCGGCGTAACACCCGTTAACGCCCGCGTAAGGGCATGCCTTGGGGCAAGTGTCTCTCGCGCTTGTGGTGCAAGGTATCGCGCCTATTTTCTGATTAGATGATTTTTTTACGAATTGTATGTTCACGGTTTATCCCCTTGTTTTTAGATTCTCGAATCCGTTAATGCTTCCGCTAATGTTTCGCAATAATTGCCCGCTTCAAAAAACGGATCATTGCCCGATCGCGATGGATCAATTGCCCTCCAGACTACAAAGGGATGCAATGGATGGTCGCGTTTAACGATTGCGATTGCGGTCGGATAGCTAAACGCATCGCCCGATTTATGGTTAATGAGATCGATTAACTGCCCGCCTACTTGTGATAATGCTTTATCTAAATCCATGATTGATTCCCCTTTAAGATTGCGCCATATATGGCAGAAACATAACTTCGATCATTACATCGCTATCAATTCCGATCGCCTTATACTCTCTCGCTTGCGATTCTTTAGTGGGTAATACCGCGATCAAATTGCCGTGATTGTCCGCGATGCAATACTTGTATCCGTGTAGCGTTTCGTCATGAGTCTTAAGTGTCAGCATTGTGTGTATCCCCTTGTATTGTGTGATTGTTGCGCTGTCGTATAATACAATGCATTGCCCGTGCCAACTTTTGAAAGTCCAATGATTACGGGGCGTGTAGCCAATGCACTGTGTATGCATACAGGGTTGAGAGTGTTACTGTGTTACCGCAAAGTGTTACTGTGTTACCGTGGATGTGTTACCGGTAACATATTAGTTTGGTATGCATAGGGATGTTATTTGGCCTTGGCTATTGGCTGCTATTCCGCCCTTCACTCTCGCCGCATGAGATTGCTCGCGTCTAGATAAGCCTCGCGTGCGCGCGATAACAGCTCGCGTGCGTGCGCGTATAAACAGACGGGGTTCGCGGAGGGGACGGGGGAGGTCTAGCTCGCGCACAAATATGTATAGTAGCCCCCCAAATTTGCAGCAGGTCAAATTAAAAAAAAGAAGCAAAAAACATCCCTCTCTAACCCCTATAAACACAAGTGTTGGCGAAATTCACCAATTAGTGGTTTAATACGCCAAATATTAATTACCAAA